GGCAAGCATCGTTCCAGGGACGGCATGTCCCAGTTAAAAGAGGGCTAAGGCCCTCCAAGCGGTAGCTAACCGCCTGAGCGCAGACCCTTGATTAGGGTCCACATCGTCACGGACGAGGTACCAATCCCATCTCGGGGTGGTTTTCCTCGCGACCTTGTAGTAAGTCGTCTCACCTGCCTTTGTCCTTAGGCTGATGCGCTGATTCCGTGCATTTCCGCTTAAGACCGTCAGAATCCATCCGTACATCTGGAAAGACCGGACAATCTCGCCTTTAGGCGCCATCATCACCGTGTCGCTCACCAATATATGGCGAACGACAGGAACATGAGCAATATAGCTCTGTACACCTTGGTGACTCTGATACGCTGTCTGCTGAACCTTTAGCTGGTTCGGCACAACAGACCAGGGAAGTTTTATCCCCGCATCATCGCCCTCATCCAAGGGGACTGCTTTCGCATTCCCACGAAGACCCGTGTAGAGGAACCTCAAGGTGTTAACAAGAGGAATCTCATGGAGAGAGGACCAACGAAGAAGGCCATTGATTGCGCTATAAAAGTCTTGCGGTGTGGTGAGTCTTTTTATGTACACGCCACGTATGTTCACGCCGTTATAATAATCGGCGCCGCACGACTCCCGAAAGGGACCATCAATGAAAGTCTTTAACCTGTTGGGCATGAATCCCAACGCCTCCAGAAATCGAAGGACGCGTGGGGCCCACTTAGCTACGCATATCAGATCGTCCCCAAACACACCGAGATTTGGCGCTCGCGCGTCGCATCTCGTGGGCTTGAGTCCAGCCTGACGGTAGACAGCTCTGATAGCTGCACAGAATATGATGCTTTGGAGGGGGAAGTTAAAAGCATTCCCCATCGTGGACATCATGTGCAGGGTTACGAAGGTGTTTTGTACCTTTGCGATCGGTGTTCGGAAAAAGTCAAGGACTTTGAACATATGCTGGGGGATACATTCCTTAAGCATATTCCTACTAACACAGTCGCTGGCACTAGATGAGTCAATCGTGGCAAAAGCGCCATGACAGCTCCCTTCCTTCGCCAAAAGGCGGTTGATATCGGCCTGTTTTGACAGGTCTATACCCCATAAGGAGAGCATGCGAGCCTCGAGGAGATGACGAATCCCCTGTTGAGCCCACATGTTAATTGCTCCCTCGGGACAAATCGTCCGCCCGATGTCAGAGTCCTTCGGAACTACAATGAGGTTGATCCAGTTCTGTTTCTTCGGGCTACGCCCACGATCGGCTTGTGCAATGTAAGCACTACACCACCGTGGATCCCGATCAACCATTTTCTCCCACCACTCCACAGCTTGCGGAGTGCCCACGAGCCGCTGATCAAAGTACTTGGTGTAAAAATCACCAGCACCGCAACCCTGAGCTGCACCAGGGCCGGACGTACCGTTGAGAAAAATCTCTTCGGCCGTTCCGACTACAGGGGTGCAACCGTCGACATACCAAAAACGATAAAGTTCGTCTTTTAGCAGGCCTAGCAGCTCCTCATCGGCGCTTGTGTGGATATGAGACAACACGTCCCAGTTTCCAGTACGGCGATTTACCTCGAGGAATTTTGAGATGGCCGCCTTTTGGGCGATATCGCTGATCCCGTCCGGCTCGAACTTCTTCACTATCGTCGTCTGCAGAACATACGCAGCGGCGATGTGAGGATGAGCGCCCGGATCCAAAGGGAACGATACGTTTGCCAGATGTGAAAGATCTTTCTGGATCAATTGCTGCAAAACGGTCTTCATGTGAATAACCCTCTTGTTTAGTGGACAATCCCAAGATGCGCTTACGCTTGGACAGCGGGGAGCTCGACAGTTTTTTCATCGTCGAACAACTTTAAGCTGAACAAACAAGAATCACGCACCTGCAGCGCCGTCAAGGTGAGAGACCCGTGAATAACGGGTATCTCGTCATCGACCCTCCACAGCAGCATTCGGAACTTGTCGTCGAATCCGTTCGCCTCAAGCGTCATTTGAAAAAATGACGGATGAGCAAC